GTTGTAATGGAATCAGGTTGTGAAACATGTAAAACATGTGGGTGGAGTGCTTGTCACATAGCATAAATTCACAGTTTTAGCAAAAAAAGAGTATAATAATAGTAGGAGAAAAGATATGCCTATAGGTAATATGTTAAGAGATAGACAAGAACAGTACATTGCACAGAAAGATAGTGCTGGAACTTGGAGAATACTTGATACTTGGCACGAGGATTTAACTAAGTTAGACCCAGAAGATGAAATAGATGACTCAAGTGATGCGGTAACTGTTTTATCAGAAGGTGGGTTTTTAGCTTTAGTTAGAGAAGCAACCCGATTAGGAGTGTTACAAAACGCTGCTTTGATGGAAAATGATGCTTTAGCAGACCAAGTAGCAGAGTTGAAAGAAGAGAATGACAAACTAAAAATACAAGTTGAAACTACCCCTGCAGTAACACATGAGGAAAAAGCGGGGTTGAAACAACATGCAATAGACACAATAGCCAAGATAGTAGCTATAGATAGTGTCGAAATAACTAAGGAATAAGTATGAAATTAGGAGATTATCTTCCAGAAGTCCCAGAAATGGCTAAACAAATGGGGCAGTTAGGTTCTCAAATGGAAATATTCAACGACATGATGTTGAGTAAATCAGCGGGAGAGACGGGCAGTGGTCCAACTTTTGGTGTAGATTATATCGTAAATTCTTATATAAGAAATCAATTAGCTTATCGTAAACAATTAGTACAAGATTTACAAACGATAGCATATACCTGTGAAGAATTGAGAGCACCTATAATGCACATTACGGGTGAAGTATTTAGACGGGGTATAAAGATTGAACCAAAGGTATCCAACCCAGACGCTAGTCAGATAAAACGTCTTTCTAAATTTATGAAAGACTGTAATCTATTTGACCAAGGACTTGAAGAAGTATTAAGACAATTTCACTGGGATTTAAATACAGTTGATGATGCTTTCTTATACTTTGCTAAAGAATATCAAGACATGGGTGATGGCAAACTAAATTCAAGAGTTACAGAAATTAGAAGAATTAATCCAGCGTTAATAGAATACGATTTAGATGAAACAGGATTACCTAAGAACTCACACTTTTTCTGTCCTATACATAGGTCAGCAATATCGGAGTCACCAGAAGAATGTTCTGAAGACGATTGTGAGCAAGAAAAACAACCTGCTATGTACCGATACTTATACAGGACTGAGGTTCATTACTTCTTAGATACAGAGGTAGTGCATTTATCTAAATTTAATCCAACTGAAACTTATGGTTGGTCTCCAGTGTTAACAATATTTGAAAAAGCTCTCACACTTATAGGTATGGATAGAAACTTATACAGGTACTTCTTTGAAAGAAAAATGCCTGCATCTATGGTTATGGTAACTACAGATGACCCTGAAAGTTTAAAACGAGAAAGGGAAGCTATCGCCGCAAAAGTAAGACAAGACCCTAACTATATACCGATGGTTGCTGTATCTTCTAGAACTAATAGAGGTAGAGTAGATATGGTTAGAATGTTCCACACATTACAGGAGATGGATTACTTACCTGTGAGAGCTGAAATAAGAGAAAGAGTATCTGCAATATATGGTGTTTCACCAGTATTCCAAGGTGCTCCTGATTCTTTTGGTGGGCTATCTCAACAGACTACACAGTTAACAGTAATGAGTAGAGTTGTAGAAAGAGACCAAAGACAAATCATGGAAAAAGTATTTACTGCTATTTTAGATAACTTTGGGGTTACAGATTATGAGTTAGTGTTACCTAATCCAGAAGAAAAAGCAGAGGCTACTAGAATATCTCATGCACAACAAAGAACTAGTATTGCATCACAATTAGTCCAACTTGGATTTGATGTTGAACTAAAAGATGATAAAGTTGATTTGATGGATGTAGACTTTATTGTAAGTGGAGAGCCAGTGCCTAGTGCTCAAATGCAAGGTGAGATGACTGCATTGCAATTAGACCAACAGCAACAACAAGCTGCTATGCAAGAGGCTCAACAAGCCGCTCAGTTAGAACAACAAGAAGGAGCTGCAGAAGGTGAAGAAGAAGGTGGAGAAGGCGGAGAAGGTGAAGAAGAGGAAGCTGAAAAGAGTTTAGAAAAAGATGTATTAAATTCTGATGTTAGAAGTCAACCTTTACAACAACCCTTTGCTAATATGAATACTGCAATTCCAAAAGGAAAAGGCAAGTTTAAAGGTAGAACTGCGGGAAGAACTCCAGACCACAACGATAAAACGCCTCTAGAAGAAAGAGATATTGAAGAGTATACAGAAGCTAGAGAAAAAAAGTTTGAAGATAGAATGTATGGTCTAGCTAAAGCTACATCGACATGGACTGATAGTTTAGCCGAACAAGGGTATGATTTCCCTATAATTAAAGAAGTTTCTTTAGATGGTAGTCAATTATGGTTTATTAGTAATGGAGTTGACTACATAGGTAATTTACAAGCAAATGGAGTATCTAATATATCAAAAGCATCTTTTTCAGGGATAGAGGGTAAAAAGTATTATGGAGACCAATATCAATATGAAAGAGGTGATGGTGGGTCTAAAAAAGAAATAGTTAACGTAGAAAATGAGGATGAAGACGATGACTAAAGATTTTAATCCAAAAGATACTAAGTATGATAAAGTTCCAAAAGAAGCGGTTCCAAGAAAACCGGGAGAGCCTGACCAATATGATGACCACAATTATAAGGATAGAGAGGTAAGACCTGATGGTTCTACAGTCTATTATTATGAAAATGGTGTAAAAGCCATTCATTACCCTAAGCCCGATTCAAATCCTAGATATCACAAAGATGCTGCAAAACATCATGCTAAAGAAAGTGAAACAGCAATTGATTCTAAAAAATATAAAAAAGCATTATCACATTTAAAAGCTTTAACTGCACACAGTCAAGCCTTAGATAAGTTTAAGGAAGATGAAAAACCTGTAGATAAGTTAGCTAAAGAGTTTGGTGGCACGGTAGCAGTTGCTAGTGACCCCGGAGTATTTACTCCAACATATAGTGGTAATAATAAAAAAGGAAAAAGTGGTGTTAAAAAATTAGATGACTATTTGAAAAAACAACTTGAACACAAAAGAGAGTTGGTCAGTTTAGTAAAAGATGTGCAAGAGGAGATGAATAAAGCAGATGTACCTGATTTACTCCCTCGTGTTAGTCAAAAATCAATAGAAAAGGACGATACAGAAGATTTTTTTGAAAATAATTTATTTGATTTAGACCCAGATGATGACGATGAAAAAGAAGAATCTGAAGAATAAATTAGATACATTTGTAGAGTTCATGGAAACAGACTGGACAAAAAGCAAAAAAGATGCTAAACTAAATAATATGCCTTTTTTTAATCAATACAAAAAGTCAAAAGAAGGTAGGGTGGAAAACCCACCTATAAGAAAAACAAGAAAAGTAGCGTTTGGTTCTAAGAGAAGTCCTAGACCAGACCCTCAAGGATACAGAAATCCACCTAATAGGAGGAGACCGAATCCAGAAGATTAACTATAGTAAAGGACAGAATTATGACAACATTTGTCATTCCAGAAGAAGCTAAAGAAGAGATAGTAAAAAGAAAAATGGCAGGAGCAACATGGAGTGCCTTATCAAGATGGGTAGAGGAAAGATGGGGAGTATCAGTTCATAGAACTACATTACAGAAGTGGTACGATAGAGAAGTAGAGTTACTCGATGAACAACAGTCAGAAGACATGGACGACATGCAAACAGACTTTACACCTGAAGCACATGTTAAACTGGCTAAAAAAGTAGAAACTTATAAGGCAGAATCTAGATATTGGAAGAAAGTTGCAGAGGCTGCTATTAAAAAAGATGCAAAAGAAAATCTTTTAATAGAGTCAATTAAAAAATTTACTCCTTCATATAAAGAAGTAAAGAAATATAAACGCCGAAAGCCTACAGGTAAAATAAAAGGCAATAGCACTCAGTCTATGATTGCCCCACTTACAGATACTCATATTGGAGATAACGTAGAATCTGACCAGATGTTAGGTTTAAACGAATATAACATAGATGTATTTAATAAAAGATTGTATGGATGGGCTAATCAGATTGTTACATTAGCAGAACTTAGACGTAATTCCGCAGATGTCGGTGAGCTTATAGTTCCAATGTTAGGTGACATGATTAGTGGAGACATACATGAAGAGTTAGCACGGACTAACAATGACCACTGTATGGGACAGATGATTAGAGGAGCTAACCTTATTTCACAAGCTCTAATGCTTATAGCACCACACTTTGATAAAGTAAGAGTTGCATGTGTAGTCGGTAACCATGGGCGTATGACTAGGAAACCTCCTATGAAAGATAAGTATATGGACTGGGATTACATGTTGTATCAGTGGATAGCTGTGTTCTGTCAAGACCAGAAGAATATAGAGTTTCATATTCCAAAGTCTTTTATGACTACAATTAAAGTATGTAATAGAGATATCTTATTGGCACACGGAGACTTTATCAATGGTGGTGGAAGTGGTACTGCAATCAGTAGGGGTGTAAATAATATGCGAAATGTTATGGCATTTAGAAAAGGATTAGTGGATGAGATGCAGCAACTACAAGACAATGCTTTAGAAAATGTGCCTGACAAATTTGAAACAGCACTACTTGGACATTTTCATAGAGTAGACGAAGTTGATATAGGAACGGGAGCTGTACATATCTGTGGTTGCATGAAGGGTGGAGATGAATATGCTATGCAAAGAGTTCAAGCTATTAATAAACCAAGACAAATAGTTTTATACTACCATCCTAAATATGGAGAGATTGGTAAAGAAATAGTGTACTTAAACAGATATGACTCACGCAAAGGTCAATTTAATGACATACTACCAGATGTATGGTCAAAAACTTTTAGCTAATTAGGTTTAAAATAGTATAATAAACTAAGGAGATTTATTATGGCTATGAAACCTGAAAGTAAAGAAGCGTTTATTGCCTTCCTTAATGGAGTAATTGAGGAATTTGCTAAAGCTGTTTTTGAAGAATCCCAACGAAGAGTGCCTGTTAAAGAAGGTATTTTAAGAGATTCGGGAAGACTTACGAAAACTAATACTGGTATGACTATTACATATGACACACCTTATGCATCTTTAATAGATGGGCATGGTGAGGACTCTACTTTAGTATTTAGAGGTGCAAAGTCGTTTGAATTTCCAGCAAATGGTTTCGTATCGAAGACAGTTGAAGAACTAGCAGAGGTAATGTTACCTGATTTAATTCTTCAGGCTAGTGGAAGTAAGGAAGCTAGGCAATATAACTTCGCGATACAATAGAAAAGGATTTAATTATGGTAGATTTAGAAAATGTAAGCCCAGAACAAGAATGGATTATCGCAACACACTCTAGAATGGTAGGAAAGGTGTTAGATTTAGTCGAAGCAGCTATGCCAGAGGGTAAACAATGCGAAAAACTTAAAAAATTATTACAAGTTCCCCTATATGATTTTAGAAACGATATGTTACGTTTACAAAACGGTGAAATAGATACTAATATCGTAGAATAACCTTATAAAATTTTTATATTTCCGTATAAATTAGTATAATATAAGTGTAAATAAATTTAGTTTACTGTAATTAAGGTCGGGGGTGGCTTAGACCAACCTTTTTTAAGGTCGAAAACTATATTTTGCAAAAAATAACCAACATAAGGGGGACATAAATATGTCTGACGAAATTCTAAATAGAATTGAAAAGCACATGGAAGGTACACAGCTAGGATTAGCTGCACTATCAGAAGTGTTGCAAAAAATGGACGAAAGAATGGAAGCAGAAGATTCTGCTAACTATGAACTCGCCAAAGAAGAAGAAGAAGCTTTGGAAAAAGAAGAGTTAATCAGTGACATAGCGAAAGCCGTTATGATTGAACTTTCAGACCAAGGTATGGACGTTGACGGTACAGATATCGAAAACGTAGGAAAGCCTGACCCGACATCAGGAGCTACTGCAGAGCCTAATTACATAGGTGACGCTGATGACTCATCTGAAACTGTTGAACCGAGAACTGATATCTCAGAACAACAAGCATCTATCATGGCAGAAGACGATGATGAAGATGAAGATGAAGAAAAAGCAGAGCACGGCGATGATGACGATGATGACGACAAAGAAAAGGCAATGATGCCTAAGAAAGAAAAAGCTGAAGATGATGACGATGACGATGACGATGAAGAAGAGAAAGCAATGATGGGTGGTATGAAAGCCATGAAAAAAGCATTAGCTTCTCTACAGAAACAAATCGATGCAATGGACATCTCTAAAGCTGTAAAAGAAGAATCCGAGACAAGACTACGAAAAATGGGATTCAAGGAAGAGAATGGATTACAGAAACCACAATTGACTAACTCATTTGGGGCTGAAGAAACTCCAATTAAGAAGTCACAAACTGTGAACGATGTAGTCGACCAACTAACAAACTTGTCTTACAAAGAACTCAGAAAAATGCAAGAGTTCAAGAGACAAGGTTTAACAGAGAACTTGCCAGACGAAATAGCAAATCTCTAAACTCAAACAATTAACTAGTAAAAATCGGAGAAAATAAATTATGCCTTCACTAAGTGAATACATAGCTCAATCGAATAGAGGACTAAACCAGTCTGTATTCGGACCTGAGTATTTATCAAAGGCTTTTAATGCTGCGAACACAGGAACTGCGGATGCAATCTTTACGACTACAGCTGCGGATAACGTGTTTACTTCTACTTTCGGTAGAAAAGTATGGCAGTCTTTGAACAACCAAACTCGATTTTTCAATGCAATCCCAAGAACTGTATTCGGTAACACCGTTGGTTGGAGGGTAAGAACAGATAGAGGTAGCCAAAGGTCTCGACCAATAACTGAGACTGGAAGTCTACCAGACATCGATGTATCAAACATCGAAACTATCTCAAGCTTACCTAAGATAGTATCAACCTCATTCGGTGCTTCTGTGAAAGCCATGTACACTGCCCAATTAGAAGGTGGTGTAGGTGACGTTCTAGCGTTGGAAAACGAAAACGCACAACTTGACCACATCAAGGAAATGAACCAAGAGCTATTGCTACCAAACACAGTA